AGGAAAATTCAACTGGTGCAAGGAAATGACCGATACTACTACGAAACTGACCACAACAGCAATCTCCAAATAATGCTAGACGCAAGAAACGACAAGAGTTGGGAACTTATCGGAGTATCGCAGTACTGCCTACAAGACTTCAACAGAGGCTTTATCATCCATAATGGCATAGATGATAGATTTAGGGTCAATCACGGCTTAGAGCGCGATGTTGACGCTTTAATTGAGGGAAATTCAGAACCTCTTAAGAATATCCCCTACGCAATCGAGCAAGCAAAAAAAGACGGACACAAAAAAATAGTTTGGCTTGGAAGAGAAACGCAACCAACCGCAGGCGTGGAATGCATAACCAACCCTCCACAAGAAGAAATCCCCAAAATATACCAAAGAGCAAAACATTTCTACAAGTATTCAAAGAGTGAGGGTTTTTGTCTGCCAATCTGGGAAGCGTTGCTAAGTGGTTGCGAAATTCACACTTGGGATATGGGTTGCAATTCAGAATTTACCTACACTAAAGAAGAAGCAGAAAAACTAACTTGGAAGTTATCCACAGATAAGCTACTGGAATACTTAGGAATGTCCTTGACAGATAATAAATAGTTTGCAATAATATAAATATCAATGACAAGCGACCCACAAAGTTGCTTGTTTTAGGCGTTTAATCAAGCCTCTTATGAGGAATAAGCACAAAAACGCGATGATGATTAAAGGAACAAATAAGTTTAGCAAGTAGGGATAATATTCTGATTTTTTATGCTATCTTAGTAAATTTTTATCAGCTAGTTTCCACAGAAATGTGGGTCTGAGAGCTGGCTGATAAAAAGGTGTTAAGATAGAAAAATTTCCAACTTGGGTAAAGCTCAGAAATGTCCCCTAACTGGAATGTAAGTTTAAAAATTGAAGGGAATCAAGAACACCAAGGGAAACCTTGCTAATCTCAAAAAACTCGCTATCGGTGAAAGAGGGGCGAGTATAAAGAAGCTAAGACGGATTAAGTAAACGGAACTCGCTTAATCAATGAAAAACGCTTAACTAAACAACTAGACCGAGACAGTAAGCTCTGACATCAAGACACTTCAAGTGTACCGAGCAACCTAAATGAGAAAATTCCTTCAATCTATTATTTCGCATTAATTGCAAGGCTCTCTTTCCATCAATTTTCTTAAGTACCCGAGCAACCTATGATAATAACACAACAAGAACTAAACAATCTAAAGATACTTAAAGCAATGAAAGGAAAGAAAGAAAACAAAAAAAAGAAAAGCGAGAAAATAGAAGATAAGAAAGTTAAAAAAGTAAAAAGTAAAAAATGCTAATATGGCTGGAGGAAGACCTTTAAAATTCCAAAGTGTAGAAGAACTGGAACAAAAGGTTGCAGATTATTTTGCTGAATGTGATAGTAAGAACATAGAAACTTTGGTAAAGCCTTATACAATAACAGGCTTGGCTTATGCACTTGGTTGCGATAGAGATACATTGCTAAATTATGAGCAAAAAGAAGAGTTTTTCGGCACTGTAAAGAAAGCAAAGCTAAAAATACACAGTTGGACTGAAGAATATTTATTTACAGGTAAAAACCAAACAGGAGCAATTTTCAATTTAAAGAATAATTACGGTTGGAAAGATAAAACAGAAAGTGAAACAACTTTAATCACTCCTAACCCGATTATCCAATTAAATGAGTTACGCACAAACGACAGCAACGAATAAGATTATATTATTGAATAAAAAGATTAGAGCAATCGCAGGTGGAACTTCTGCCTCGAAGACAATCTCAATTCTGCTTTATTTGATAGCTAGGGCGCAGACAGATAAAACACCCACATTGACAAGCGTAGTTTCCGAAAGTATCCCACACCTAAAGCGTGGAGCAATGCGAGATTTTAAAAACATACTAAAAGAGCATAACTATTGGAAAGAAAGCCTATGGAGTGCAACTGACTCGATATACACATTTGAAACTGGCTCAAAGATAGAATTCTTTTCAGCAGACAACCCAGATAAATTGAGAGGAGGAAGACGAGACAGATTATTTCTGAATGAGGCAAACAATATGAGCTTAGATGTGTTTGACCAGTTAGAGGTAAGAACGAAAGAGTTTTGCTTTCTTGACTGGAACCCGACAAATGAATTTTGGTTTTATACAGATATTTTAAATAAACGGGAAGATGTAGATTTTATTACCCTGACCTACAAGGATAACGAAGCATTAAGCCCGGAGATTATTTCATCAATTGAGAGTAGAAAAGAGCGAAAAGGCTGGTGGCAAGTATATGGACTTGGGCAACTTGGAGAGGTAGAGGGAAAGATTTACAAGGACTGGCAGATAATTGATGAGCTACCACACGAGGCAAGACTAGAAAGATACGGATTAGACTTTGGTTACAGTAACGACCCAACAGCAATCTGCGGAATTTACAAATATAATGGAGGATTTATAATTGATGAGGTAGCTTTTCAGAAAGGACTAAGCAATAAACAGATAGCAGATATTTTCTCAAATAATGATAAAGCGTTAGTTATTGCAGATAGTGCAGAGCCTAAGAGTATTGATGAGATAGCAAGTTACGGAGTATTTATCCAAGGAGCGATAAAAGGGCAAGGAAGCGTTAACCAAGGAATACAATTTGTGCAATCTCAACGAATATCAATAACCAAAAGAAGTGTAAACTTTATCAAAGCATACAGAAACTACCTCTGGAAGACAGACAAAGACGGAAAGATACTAAACGAGCCAGACCACTTTTTGAGCGACGCAATGGATAGCGTAAGATATGGGCTAAGTGGTTATCAAGAAACATTTTATCAAGGAGAATTAAAATCAAACTACCTATGATACCAGCAGCAAAAAGACTTAAAATTGAAGAGCTAGCCAAAACAGCAATCCTCAATCACAGGGATGCATTTCAAACGGTTAAGGATAATTGGCTAGACTTATACAATCGTTACGAAAACAAACTGCGAGCAGGCTCAATCACCTCAAAGACCAAATCGCAAACAAGACTTGGAAGTGCTTATGCTTTAGTAGAAAACGCAATTCCACGAATACTAGCTAAACAACCAAAATACAGATACCTAGCAAGAACCTCAAAAGACAATGACGGTGCAAAGGCTTATGACGAATTTTCAGAATATCAATGGGAGCAAGCCAACGCGCAAACAGAAGTAAAGAAAATAGCTAAATGGGGTCTTATTACAGGCTTAGCAGGTTGGTCAATGGGATGGAAAGTAGAAGAAAAGATTAAAACTAAGCGAGGAAAGAGCCTTGTTGGGCTTAAAATTACAAATCCATTGCTGATTGACAAAGCAGACAAACTCGGACTTGGCAAAGACATTAAGGTTGAGGAGAGAGAAACCACCCAAAACTACACGCTCAAAGCAATCAAACCTTTTGACCTTATTTGGAACATTGACGCAGAGGAGATTGAAGATATTTGGTTGATTGGAAAGCGAACAGAAATTGAAGTCAAGCAGTTGGCTCAATATGGCTTTTCGGTCGAAGAATATATCAATAAACAAATCACCACTGACTACTGGCAAGCTAAACTAAGCGAAGATGAACTTTCCTTGATTAGCATCCGCCAAAATATTGAAAACGGTAAGATTAGCTTAGGAGAGTTTTATTTGGACTACCAAGAGGGTGACATAATTGAAAGCTATGTGTTGTTTGGTGCTTATGATGAGTTTTCAGACCCAGTTTTCTTTGAAGTTAAGAAAAATCCTTATGATGAGCAATTCAAGCCAATTGGAGTATGGCGACCGGTGCAACGCCCTGGTAAAATGTATGGTTTTGGAGTGATTGAGCCAGCTATGGGAATTATTGACAGTGAGGAGGACACTTTTAATATTGCAGTAGAAACAGCTTGGCTGGACCTTGGTCGACCAATGGAATACAACCCACAGAACCTCTTAAACAATGACGCTATCGCATACAAGCCTGGCACCTTAATTCCTGTAAGACGATTAGGCGAAAGCGTAAGGGTGATGGAAACACCAGTGCCTAATATGAACTCCACCTCATTCATCACCCAATTCCTTGACAAGGCGAAACAAAACACCTCGGGCGTAACTGTATTTCAAACA